GACATTAAAGAAGAAGAGTCTAAGTAGCATGCAAATACGTAAGATATCTATAGGAGCAGACTATAAAGGTAGTGCAATGCATTACCTTTTAGGACAAGATGTCTTGAATGGAAGTTATAATATACATTTAATAGATTATAGTTCTGATAAAGAATCTTTTTTAATTTATATTGAAAAGAATAATGAAGTTTTTCTTTGGAAAGAATTTAATAAAAATATTCCTGTTTCTATAGAGTACAATATATATTTTTAATATGCACTCTCCTTACTACTTTATAATCAAACCTTTAGGTCTTGAGTATAATAATGAAATAGAAATCTCTGGTCAGAAAGTGATTGTGAACTCTACTGTTGAGAATCATAAACATGTAAATAGATTTGCTAAAGTAGTTCATGTACCTAAAAGGTATAAAGGCAACATCATTAAAGATGATTTAATTATCGTCCACCACAATATATTTAGAATATATTATGATATGAAAGGCCGTCCAAAAAAATCACCAAACTACTTTAAAAATGGGCTATATTTTATAGATGAACAGCAGTTTTATTTATATCATAATGGTAAGAAGTGGAATTCTGTTTTAGATTATTGTTTTGTAAAACCTATAGACGTAGAAAATTCGTATCTTTATGAGGAAGGGTTAGAAGACAATACAGGTTATTTAGTTTACTCAAACAATGAACTTTCTAAACTAGGAGTTAAAGAGGGTGATAAAGTTAACTTCAGGAAAGATAGTGAATATGAGTTTGAGGTAGATGGAGAACTTTTATACAGAATGAAATCTAGTGATATATGCACGATACTACAATAAATGACATAAAAAAAAGAATTATACAGGCAGGTCATGAGGCTGTAAACGAATTAATTAATGTAGCAAAAGAAAAAATTGTAACAGGAACAGAAGATGATGTTTCTGCTGATAGATTAAAAAATGCAGCTGCTACAAAAAAGTTAGCAATATTTGATGCTTTTGAAATATTAAGCAGAATTGAACAAGAAAAAAGCTACATTGATAATAAACCTATAGAGAAAGATAAGAAGTCTTTTAGTGGTTTTGCAGAAAGAAGATCTAAGTAATGTACAAACAAACTCTATATTTCATAACAAAAGATATTATACCTGAAAAAGTTTTAAAACTCAGGAATAAAAAAAAATCTTGGGCTTATGGATATAATAAAGAGTTTGATGTTATTATTATTAGCAAGACAGGTGAGATAGGAGATATTTATTCTATACAAGGCCTGATTATTGCATTACCAAAAGAAGATAATGTAGAAAACTCAGAGAAGTGGACTAGAAAAGAATACCCAAAAGAACTAAAGACAATAAAGAGTATCTTTGATTGGAGGGATTTGCCAGATGATTTTAAATTAAAATGGCACAAATACATAGATGGTGAATTTAAAAAACGTGAAGAAGGGTATTGGTTTAAAAATAAAGGCGTTAGCACTTATATTACTGGCACTCACTATATGTACTTGCAGTGGACCAAGATTGATGTTGGGAACCCAGAGTTTAGGGAAGCAAACAGATTATTCTTTATATTCTGGGAGGCTTGTAAAGCAGACAAGCGATGTTATGGAATGTGCTATCTCAAGAATAGACGTTCAGGTTTTTCGTTTATGGCATCCGCAGAGACGGTTAATTTGGCAACCATATCTTCCGATTCACGCTACGGGATACTGTCCAAATCTGGAGCCGATGCGAAGAAGATGTTCACAGATAAAGTGGTTCCAATTTCAATCAATTATCCATTCTTTTTCAGACCAATACAGGACGGTATGGATAGACCGAAGACAGAACTTGCCTATAGAGTTCCCGCATCAAAATTTACCAGAAAAAGATTCGATTCAAAAGATAGACCTCAAGAGATGGAAGGATTGGACACGACCATCGACTGGAAAAACACGGGAGATAACTCCTATGATGGAGAAAAACTCTCCCTCCTCGTCCACGATGAAGCGGGTAAATGGGAAAAACCAGAAAACATCCTCAACAACTGGAGGGTTACAAAAACAACATTAAGATTAGGTTCAAGAGTTATAGGTAAATGCATGATGGGTTCAACATCTAATGCATTAGATAAAGGTGGAGAAAACTTTAAAAAGCTATATAATAATTCAGATGTAACTCAGAGGAATAAAAATGGACAAACACAATCTGGCCTTTACAGTTTGTTTATTCCAATGGAATGGAACTTTGAAGGATATATAGATGAGTATGGTTTTCCTGTATTTGAAACTCCTAAAAAAGAAATAAGAGACTCTTACGGAGACATAATTGATACAGGTGTTTTGGATAGTTGGGAAAATGAAGTAGAGGGATTAAAGAATGATCCAGATGCATTAAATGAATTTTATAGACAATTTCCAAAAACAGAATCTCATGCCTTTAGAGATGAGTCAAAAAACACTCTATTCAACCTTACAAGAATATATGAACAAATAGATTACAATGACTCTTTTGCTGTAAAAACTTCAGTTACAAGAGGTAATTTTCATTGGAAAGCAGGTAAAAGAGATACAGAAGTTATTTTTTCTCCAGAAACAAAAGGAAGGTTTTTTCTTTCTTGGATTCCTTCACCTGAAATAAGAAACAATGTTATAGATAAAAATGGCAAAAAGTATCCAGGAAATAAACACTTGGGCTCTTTTGGAGGAGATTCATATGATATATCTGGAGTTGTAGGAGGAGGAGGATCCAAAGGATCAGTTCATGGAATGACTAAGTTTCACATGGAAGATGCTCCTACTAACATGTTTTTTTTAGAGTATATTTCTAGACCTCAAACTGCTGAAATATTTTATGAAGATGTTTTGATGGCTTTGCATTTTTATGGAATGCCTATATTATTAGAAAACAATAAACCTAGGATTTTATATTACCTAAAAGAAAGAGGATACAGAGCTTTCTCTCTTAATAGACCTGATAAACATAGAAACGTTCTATCAAAATCTGAGAAAGAATTAGGCGGCATACCGTCCTCATCAGCAGTAATTTCTGTACATGCTGAGAACATAGAAAGCTATATAGAAGGGCATGTAGGAGTGTTAAGAGATGAGGGGAATATAGATTATGGTAGTTGTGGAAATGTTTTTTTTAACAGGACTTTGTTGGATTGGGCAAATTACGATATCAATAACAGAACTAAATTTGATGCAACAGTAAGTTCTGGGTTTGCTATTATGGCAAATCAGTCTACTATTAAGAGGGGTGAAGAAAAACGTAATCAAATAAATCTTAACTTTGCAAGATACAGTAACAAAGGTTTTGTTAGTGAAATTATTAAATAAATATGATAAATAAGCCAAGATTCGGATCTGGTGGTGGTTTCCCAAATCAGTTTGTATCAGATATCGAAAAAGACACTTATGAATACGGTATTCGTGTAGGTCAAGCTATAGAATCTGAATGGTTCTCTAGAGACTACGGAAGTAGTATGTACGGAGAGTTGCGTTCAGAGTATTTAAAAAGAAGATTATACGCTAGAGGAGATCAACCAGTAGAGAAGTATAAAAATGAATTAGCTATCAATGGTGATTTATCTTATCTTAATCTTGATTGGACTCCAGTACCTATTATTCCTAAGTTTGTAGATGTAGTTGTTAATGGAATATCTAATAGATTATTAGATGTGAAAGTAGAGGCTGTAGATGATTTATCATCTATGAAGAAACAAATGTTTCGTAATGAAATGTATACAGACATGGTTGGTAAAGATATACTAACTATGGTTAAAGACGAAACTGGAGTGGATGCTTTTAACAATCCACAAGATGAAGTTCCTGATACTGAAGAAGAATTAAATCTATATATGGATTTAAGATATAAGCAGGCTATAGAGGTTGCTGAAGAGACTGCAATTAAAACGATACTTGAAATAAACGAATACGAAGAAACAAAAAGGAGAGTAGATGAAGACAATGTTGTTTTAGGTATATCTGCTTTAAAACACTCTTTTGATGTTCATGATGGAGTTAAAATAGAATATGTAGATCCAGTTAATTTTGTTTACTCACCTACAGAAGACCCTAACTTTAAAGATTGTTATTATTTTGGTGAATTGAAATCAGTTCATGTTACAGAGTTAAAAAAAATAAACCCAGATCTTACTCAAGAAGATATTGAAAAAATATCTAAACTTGCTAGTAGATTTGACGGATATAGAAGTACACAGAATTTACAAACACAGAGTGGATTAGATAAGTCTAATGTTTCTTTGTTGTATTTTTGTTACAAGACAGATAAAGAGATTGTATACAAAGTAAAAGAAACTGCAAACGGTGGTCAGAATCCAATTGAAAAGGATTCTTCATTTAATCCACCAGAAGAAAGTCAAGAAAGATTTAAAAAAGTATCTAGAAGAATAGATGTTTGGTATGAAGGGGTGTTAGTTATGGGAACTAATCATTTGTTAAAATGGGAAGTTATGGCTAATATGGTTAGACCTAAGTCAGCTTTTCAAAGAGCATTACCTCCATATATTGTTTCTGCTATAAAAATGTCTAAAGGGAACATAGATTCTTTGGTTAAAAGAATGATTCCTTTTGCAGATCAAATACAATTAACTCATTTAAAATTACAACAAGTCGTTGCAAAAATGATACCAGATGGTGTGTTTATTGATGCAGATGGTTTGAATAGTGTTGATTTAGGTAATGGAGCCTCATATAATCCTTCAGAAGCTTTATCTATGTACTTCCAAACAGGTAGTGTTATAGGTAGAAGTTATACTGAAGATGGAGACTTCAATAATGCCAGAGTTCCAATTCAAGAGCTTACAAGTAGTGGTTCTAATGCAAAGATTCAAAGTCTTATTGCTATGTACAACTACCAACTTAATATGATAAGAGCTGTTACTGGTATTAATGAAGCTAGAGACGGTTCAACACCAAGTGAGCATTCTTTAGTGGGTGTTCAGAAGTTAGCTGCTTTGAATAGTAATACAGCTACAAGACATATTGTACAGTCAGGAATTACAATTACAAAAAGAATTGCTACCGCTGTTTCTTATAGAATATCTGATATTATGATGTATTCTGATTTTGCTGATGATTTTGCAAAAATGATTGGTAAAAACAACATGGCTGTTGTTGAAGAAATATTAGGAGTTCACTTGCATGACTTTGGTGTGTTTATAGAAATAGAACCAGATGAGGAAGAGAAAGCTTTATTAGAGCAAAACATTCAACAATCTATTCAGTCTAAAGTTTTAGACTTAGACGATGCAATTGATATAAGGGCTGTCAAAAACGTAACCTTAGCAAACTCTTTACTTAAGATAAGAAAAAAGAAAAAAAGAAAAGAAGACTTAGATATTCAACAGCAGAATATTCAAATGCAAAGTAAAGCTAATGCTGAATCAGCACAAGCTGCGTCTCAATCAAGAGTGCAAGAAGAGCAACAAAAATCTCAATTAGAAGCTCAAATGATTCAAATGAAAAGTGACTTAGAGATGAAGAAAATGCAGGCTGATAAAGAGATACAAAAAGAATTGATGCAAATGAAACATCAGTTTGATTTACAATTAAAACAAATGGAAACGGATAATGTTTCTAATAAAGAGAAATATAAGGAAGACAGGAAAGATAGTAGGACAGATAAACAAGCTACTCAACAAAGTAGATTGATTAGTCAAAGAAAAAAAGACCTACCTCCAGTTGACTTTAGTAAATCAGGAGATGCTAACCAAATAATGAATAATTTAAGCGGTCAAATAGCTCCAGAAAACATGTAGTTTTTTTAACTAATTTTGTAAAATAATTTAAATCTAATCTAATATGAACAAAGATGATCAAGACGTCGACTATAAAGTTGACTTATCAAATCCACCTGTAGAAAAACAGGTTGAAGAAAATAAAGAAGAAGATTCTGTTGAGAATCAAGAAACTGAATCTAAAGAAGAGGAAGTTGTAGAGCAACAGGTTGAAGAAAAAAAGGAAGAGGTAGAGGAAGAACCTACACCAGTTTCCAAAGAAGAAATGATTGGAGAGTACCTTACTAATAAATACAGTATGGGTATTGAAGATCTAGATAACGTTCTTTCAAATAAAAACAAGAATGCTCAAGTTTTACCTGAAGAGGTTGAAAAGTATTTAAAGTTTAAAGATGAAACCAATAGAGGTTTAAAAGATTTTGTAAAAGCTAATGAAGATTTTAGTGATTATGATGATTCGTCTTTATTAAAAGAATACTATAAACAATCTAATCCAGAGCTAGATGATTCTGATATTAATTATTTAATAGAAGATAAGTTTGCTTTAGATGAAAGTGTTGATACAGACACAGATAAAAGAAGGAAAATTCTTGAGAAGAAACAAGAGCTTTATAAAGCTAAGCAGTATTTTGAGCAAACAAAGGAAAAATACAAAGCTCCACTTGAGTCAAGTATGGAGGGTCTTCCAGAGAAAGCAAAAGAGGCTGTTGAGTTTTATCAGCAATATAACGATGAAAAGGCAAAAGAGCAAGAAGTAGTCTCTAGACAAAGAGAATCTTTTGAAGAGAAAACTTCTAAGTTTTTTAACAATGATTTCAAAGGTTTTGAATTCAAAATTGGGGAAAAAACATTAAACTTTAAACCTAAAGACAAACAAGAAGTTGTAGACAAGCAATTAAACTTGAACAATTTTATTAATTCGTTTTTAGATGACAAAGGTGTTCTAAAGGATGCAAAGAAGTATCACACCGCTTTAAACATGGCTATGAACCCAGAGGCTTACGCTAAGTTCTTTTATGAGCAAGGTAAATCTGATGCGGTAAATGACGTGGTTAAAAAAGGTAAAAACATAGATATGAATGTGCGTTCTAAGGTTGATTCATCAAAACCAGGGGCAAAATACAGAGTCGTAGAAAGCGGTAAAGGATTTTCATCTGGATTAAGAATTAAAAAAAAATAACAAACGCTTAAAAATTTAAAAAAATGGCACAATCTATTAATTTTGACGGGTCTGCAGGAGCACAAATCAGTGGTTCTACATCCCTAACGCCTGCACCAGGAAAGAGCTTAGGTAATTCTAACTACCTTTCTAATGCAGATTACACATTTGCACAACAATATTTACCAGACTTGTATGAACAAGAGTTTGAAAGATACGGTAATCGTACCGTAGCATCTTTCTTAAGAATGGTAGGTGCAGAAATTCCTTCTTCTTCTGATTTAATCAAATGGAGTGAGCAAGGAAGATTACATATTCAAGCTTCAGGTACTGTTACAGATGCAGAAGAAATTACTGTAGCTGGACATAGCTTTAGAGAAAACCAAACAATTATTGTTTCAAAAGCTGGAAGTCAGGCTAAATGTCTTATTACTGCTGTAGCTACTGATACAATTACTGTTAAAACTTTCGCATCTTTAGACTTATTTAACGTAGCTGGAACTGACGCTGCTGGACCATTTGACGACAATGACGCTGTAAAGCTTTTTGTTTTTGGTTCTGAATTCAAAAAAGGTTCTGCTGGAATGGTAGGTTCTTTAGAAGCTGATTTCGAAGCTAAAGAAAACAGTCCAATTATCATCAAAGACAAATACGAAGTATCTGGATCTGAGATGGCACACGTTGGATGGGTAGAAGTAACTAGCGAAGGTGGAGCAAACGGATATTTATGGTACTTAAAATCTGAGTCTGAAACAAG